ATTATATAAGGGCAGGTCTCTGTACCCGTAAAGTTTGTCTTCTTCAGACGAGCTAACGTCCAAAAAAGTGCTGGATGGAGACACTTGAACTTCAATGCCAAACGACCTTACTGCCATCCCACAGAGGAACTCGCAGCAAGCCCTTCCGGCCTCAGCCCCATGCCGGTCGTCTGGGTACGAGAAGTCAATGCCATAAAGCTCAATTTTCTTAACTTCGCTAGCAATTGCATAGCCAATGGCATAAGCAGCAGTATTGTTGAAGTATGGGACACCTATCTTCGCAACAACTTCAACAATGGGATAGGGAACAAGGCCCGGAGCCCGCTCATCCAAGGCTACCGTATAGATAGGGCCAGGGTGCCGAGGAAGCCAATCCCTCATGCCAGGGGTCATCGGCCCAGCAAGATCCGTGTCAAAAAACCTTGCTACAGGGTCCATCATAAAGACACGGTCGTGCTGAATAACACCGGCCATGCTGTTGATAGCCCAGACTTCGTCTGCTACCTGTGTTTGTGAGCCCTTAAAAGCACACTGTTTAATAAAGTCAGAATTGCTCGCTCCCATCGCAACAATAGCGACGGTCTTCCCCTTTAGAGAATCATCCATTTTTTTATTAACTACGCCCAGCGTTGATGAACATTGACGGACGACCGCTATCCATTGCCATCGCCCTTACAAGCTCCTCCTCGTACAGCGCCTTCAGAACCGTCATACGCTCAGGAGCCCGCTTGATTGACGTATAGTACGCTAATCCTGCTGCAAATGCAGGAAAAAATCTAAACGGCACTCCCATATCGTTTTGAGCCGCATCGGCATCGTCCATTCGGACAAGCCTGTCGTAAATTAAGATATCCGTGCTGTTCTCAGGCGTCTGCCAGAGCTTAATAACAGGGGTAATCTGCTTGTCGAGGAAGAACTGAGTTGGGCGGCCCGTGGTGGTCTTGCTCGGTATCTGAAGGTACTCAGAACGCCCAATTCGCTCAATCGTGATGTCGTTACTACTCCTGCGAATAACAGCAGAAATAATATCAATCGTATTTTGGGTATCAACTAGACTGGGGGCTGCTGAAACAGTCGTTGTAGCCCCGCTTGTGCCCCCTGTGATCGTTTCCGACACAGCAAAGGTGCCTGTGGGTACGGTTAGCTCCATAGTCGTTGAGGAGGGCTTTGTGAGGACGCTAGCGGTAGCGCCGCTTGTCCCACCCGTAATGGTTTCAGCAACGGCAAAGGAGCCACTAGCAACAACGGTGATCGTAATGGTCCCAGCAGGAATTTCTGAGATGCCAATAGCCATTGTTTGGCTCACCTGATCCACAGTCCAGTTGTTAATGCCTCGATTTGCCCAATCGGCCAACATATAGTTGATAGAGTTCCGGGCGGATTGAGAGTCCCAACCAGCCCGGATTTCTAATCCACACCGCTCATAAGCCTCCTCGACAAAATCAGAGACTGATGGCGTGTAGTCCTTTGAGCCTGAAAGAGCCATTATTTCAGACGCTTACGGTCTCTGTCACTAATGGTGCGACCACTCTCGCCCATGGCTGTTGGCATCAGAGCCTTCCTAATACGCTCACGGTCTCTGGCACTAATGGTGCGACCACTCTCGCCCAATGCCCGCGCAATGTCTGCATTTGAAATGGTCCGTCCCGAGACACCGCCGCCGGAAGCCATCTTTTTGACCTTACCGCCGCGTTTCATCATTTTTGGAGCGTTCTTACGAGCGGAACCGCCACCCATCATTTTTTTAGGCTTTTTCATCTTCATTGCTATTCTCCGTTAAGCTAGGAATACAGTCATGTTCGTCCACGGAACCGCTGCCGCAGCAGTGTAAAACACATAGACGTTGTTAATAAAGACCAGACCATCACCGGGAATGGTTACGTCACGCTCAGCAGTGGCACTAGCGACAGTTCCAAGTTTAAGCCGCGTAGCCGCAGTTATTAAATCAGCAGTGGCCGAAGTGGCATCCGGGGTTGCTGTGTCAACAAAGGAAACAGTTCCAGCAGTCGCTGAGTTAACGATGAAGGCACCCTTTATCCGGGCGCGGCCCGTAGTGATAACCTCAATAGCGTTACCGTTCATACCAGCGGTGACCGCAGCAGCGGCAGCGCCACTAATTGCAATTTGCGTTACGGTCCTAAAATGTTCTGAGGTTGTTACCGTCGCAGCATTTGGGCCGGTAATCGTAACAACTTGAGCAACCCCAGAAACGTCAGTTCCCGTGATTGTGAATGTGCGGTTGGATATGTTGCCAGCACTCGTAATAGTAATTTGACGAGATGAAACAAAAGTACCAACACCACCACTAGTGAGAGCCCCGTTTAGCGTTAAATTGCCAGCACCACTGGGCGTCTGGCTTTGCGCTAGGCCGTCTGGGTCAGCAGCTACGGCATCAGCGGTAGCGAATACCGCCCTTACATCGGATGACTGGTAAGCCATGATCTACTCCTCAATTTCACCGCGAAGGACAAGAGCCTTGTATTCCGCGCTGTGAGCGGGAGGAAGGTCTTTTTTTGCCGCAGCCTTTTTTTTAGCCGATGACTTAGGAGGGGCTTTTTCAGCCCCCCCTTTGTCAGACTTTTTCTTGAGAGAAAGAGCCATTGGTCATCCCCTACCGGTCTTGAGCGGCGAGCAGATAGTCAAACGTAGACGACTTCTGACCAGTTGCGCTCCCACTAAGTGACATTGCGCCAACGGTGAGATTCTCATCGTCAGGAATGTTGGTGGTGTGGGTTGCAACCAAGTTGCGGTTAACAAAGAACTCCACCTTACCCGTAGACCCAGCATCGCTGGACGGGCCCTGAACACGGAAGCCAAGGGTCACATAAGTGCCGCTGACAATGTCAATGGTTGAGTCCGTTCTGGTTTCCGTTCCATCTTTTTCAGTGACGCAGTCGATGTTTTGATCGCCGTCGTCCACTTGGAAAACAATGCGGTCTGCTGCGGTAAGCATAGCTTCAGGATTGGTTGCAAAATTTACCGTAAGGCCGACGCAAAGCTCGATTGCGCTTCCTTCGGCATCTGTGACAAAGCACTTGGTTTCAAACCAAATATCACGACCTGTGGAGACAGCGAAAATCTCGTTGCCCTGAACAGAAGCGCCATCATTGTCTGTAGTGTTGGCTGAAGTAAGGACAAGGGTTCCGTTCTCAGCGTCTGCGCCAAGAGCAGCCGTAGCCCCAGAGTCTTTTACAACCGTCCAGTCATTGGTCGAATCAAGAGCAATTCCCGAAAAATCATCCATCGTGATGAGATAGTCGGGGTTTACCGATGCCGGTAGGTTCTTAAACCATTTCCGACTGGTGTTTACGCCCGCGTGCAGAATCGGGCCTGTGAAATGAACTGCCATTATTACCTCCTCACAAAGGGTTCCCCTGAAAGTCTTGTGAGCGTCTGCCGGGACAGTCTCTCAGGGTGGGGTTAACCCGGAAAGTTAAAGGGGGGCCAGAAGCCCCCCAGTAACATTAGGCACCAGTTGTGCCAAAGACACAGCGAGGATCGCTGTAACCGAAGCTATAACGCTCGCGGGCTTTGAAGCGAACATTACCAGTCGTGAAGTCACCTTCCATCGAAGTGCGGAGAGGCGAACGCTGGTAGTTCTTAAAGCCGTTGGGCGCATCGGTCTTAACGAACCAAGCGTCACTGTCGGTCAGGAAGTGGTTGACCGTGTAACCTTCCGGAATCATACCTGTGCTCCGGACGGCGTTGATATCGTTATCAGCCGTGCCTGGGCGTAGCTGCGATTCCAACAGACGTTCTGCCACAAAGACCAACTGCGGAGGCACGATTAGCTTCATGCCGCGCAGAGCCACCTTGAGGTTCCGCTCGTCAACAAATGTTGAGATGCTGATGAGGGCGTCCTCAAGAGAGGTCTCATTCAGATCCGCATCAGTTGTCGGACGGTTAGCAAAGGTGCCACCGAAAGCCAGGGGGTGAGCAGTGTTCAAAAGAGAAACACCGTCCCCACCAGCAACACTGAAGCCGTTGTTAAGCACGTTCGCTGCTTTCACCTGTTTGGTGTTAGACATCGAGCGAGCCAAAGCCCTCGTATAACGAGCGCCAAGACGATCATAAAGATTGTCTTCCATGGCCTCTTCGGTCAGAGCGAAAGCGAGCGCAATGGTCTCGTGTGAGTACCGTGCAGTGTATGCTTCCGTGGCAGTGTCGAACGTAAGCGAACTACCCTCTGCCTTGGTCGGTGCAGTGGCAAAGCCAGTGAGCATGACCTCTTCTTCAAAAGCACGATCCGAACTCTCCGTTTCGAAGATCTCGGCGTGTTCTTGATCGTAGCGGTCGTACTCCATTCCAAAAAGAGCCGCGAGTCCCGGCTCCAGTTCTTTAGCAAGTTGAGCGCGTGAAATAGCCATCTGTCATTCCCCCTACACGCCAGTTTCGGTGCCGTAGAAGTGCTCGTCGATACGAACAATCACGTTGGCATTTGCCGAACCTGTGGTGCTGTTTTCGGGATCATTAGACACTCGGATAATCCGGAATTGTGCGCCCGTCGCTGCCATGGTGCCGCTAAGCTCTGCCTTGGAAACCCCAGACTTACTATTGCCGGTTACATACGAAAGATCCGCGTTGTTACCGATGTTCGTAGTAGCGACAGTTCCTGCCGACTGAACCTTGAACAATTGATCCGGGTCGTCATAAACCTGAATCTTGATGTCCGCAGCGGCTACACCGCCCGGATATTGGTTAGAGAAGGTTGGTTCTCCGGATGTTGGGTCTGTGTACGATACACCCCCAGCCACTCCGAGAAGACGATTGCCAGCAGCAGCAACAGCAACAACACCAGACGCAGTCATAATGACGGGGTCGCCTTGGAAAATTGCAGTCGCATAACCGCTAGAAATGCCATACTCAGAATAACCGGAGGAATCGGGGCTAGAGCCCGTCTTCGCAACAGGCATGAACCCGAAGGATGCGTCCTGATTAGCCATTATGGCCTCCTACTTGATGAGTTAATCTTCGTTATTTGACCTAGCTCGGCCAAAAGAGACTGAGCTTTTTCGCTCAGGAGATAGCTTGGGCATCCGCGAATCATTATCGCGCATCCAGTCGTTATCGACCGCTTCCATCTGTCCGTCCGTCTGCTGACGGAAGTATTCGTCCCGCTCTTCAGCGATTTCCACAGGCACTTTGTGAGCAATTAGCCCACCATTCCCAACAAGCCCTGCGTACTTGCCTTCGTCAACAATAGGTACATCAAAACCGGCGACTTCTTCAGCCCTTAAAGGCTCATAACCTTCCCGTTTTCTCTTGTACATATTGTTCTTATCATCATATCCCATAACAGACTCACGAATCCACCTGTATTTGTAGCCTTCTGGTGGCTCTGGCAAGTCAAGAGAAGACGCTGGGGCCCATGACTTTCTACGGGGTTTCTTATTTCTGGCTTTGTCTTCTCTAGGCGTGCGATCCATTATGCGTTCCTTTGCAAGGCTGACTTACTTTTCATGTATTGCTCGTCGCTGACTCCAAGGCGTCGGGCCACGCCTCTCTCGCTATCAGTTAGCGTCATTTTTTTATTCTTTGAGTTAGTTGGACTTCGGCTTACCCCAGCGACGCTTTGCGTCATGGGCTTGGATTTGTCGAATTTATGCGGAAACTCTTCTCGCATTCTCCGATCAATCTCTTGGTAGTAATACTCAGAGGACGGGTCCACCCCCCGCGAAACAAGCTCGTGGTCGATTGCTTGAGCAGCCCCAGTCATAGCAGAATCACGGCCAAACCAAGGATTTCGCCCAGCCCAATCAAGGGCCTGGGGGTCAGGACGAGACTGCTGGACTTGCTGAGGAACCTCTTGAGTCAGGGGTGGCGCTCTATTAACAGGAGTAAGGGACTTTGCCCTAGCCTTTTGAGCGCTAACGTCTGCAATTAACGACGTAATCTCAGCAACCTTATCGTAATCCCCGCCTTCGTAGGCAGACTTCAACTGATCTTTTAGCGATACTTCTTCCGCCCCAAGACGTTGGTTAAGCTCAGCCACATAGCCCTGCTCCACCGTTTTAATCCGAGTTTGCGATTGCTGCTGTTCCGCAATAAGGCCGCGAGCATAATTGTATGCATCGTCTTTCTCCTGAGACAGCCGCTGGTTTCTTTCCTCTGCGGTTTTGGCTCGCCCAACAAGCTCGTTTATTCGCTTTTGAACACGGGCGCTGTACTGCTCATGCTCGTCATCGCCCCCCTCTTGGGCTTCTTGCTCCTCGGCCTCATTGGCCTCTTCTTGGTCCTCGACTTGATCTTCTGAATCATCGTTGGGGTTGGCTAAACTCATGGGTTCCTCAAGCGTGTTTGATGTCATTGGGGTCTTGCACGACAGCAAGGATTTCGTCGTCGTTAATAATTCTTAGCTCTGCACCATCAATTTTGAAGCGAGAGCCGGAATACCGGGCAGTAATGACGTAGTCTCCTGTCTCGCACCAAGACCCAGATTCGCCAAACTTTTCAGGATCTTTAAAGCAAAGCGGGCCCATTTTGAGGACTTTAGAGCAAACAGAAGAGTAAGCCTCTTTGTCCCTCGTGGAGTCTGGAAGCAGTATACCCCCGTCAGTTTTCTTTTTAGGAACGATGGGCCAGACAACCATCCTCCAACCGGTAGGAGTCGGTAGGCGGTCTAAGGCGCTTCCTGTGGGGGGTGAAACGTCCGGATCATTAATGTGAACGTCCGGAGCAGATTCCTTAATATTAACGGCAGCTTCCGCCATTACTCGTCCTCTTCATCAAGTTGTTTGAATTCTTTTTTAATAAAACCTTCAGTAAGCTCGAAGGCTCTAATCTTGCCAACTGCACACTGATAGGCGTCGTAAGACTTAGCGTTACCCGCAGACAGGTAATCAACCTGTGAGTCGCGCTCTTTGCGTAAGAACCGATAAAGGCCCTCCGCGAGTAGGATCGCATCCATTACAGCCTCTGTATTAAGACTGTATTTCTATATATTTTTTTTTAAAGTTGTGTCAAGACGCTACAAGTAGTTCAAACTAGTGGATACTTGTGCGACTTAACAATTCGACTACTTTTTCCTCAAGCTCCACAATCTTTATCTTGAGTTCTGCCTCTCTGATGAGGCACTCATAGTAGTCTTTTCTCAGAGACCCAATTTCATCATCGATGGTCTTCTGGAGTTCTTCTTTATCTCTAGTAATCAATTTATTTACTTTTTCCCGCCGAGTTTGGTCTTAATCAAGTCCCTGACGCCAAAACTAGCCGCAAAAACAGTAAAAATTAAAATGGTAAACCACTCAGGAGCCTCTTCCAGCCCTCTCAGACCATTGAGAGCCCACTCTTGAGTCCAAGGAAGAAACACTAAAGACATTACAACTACGGCCCAAATCGTCAGCAACTCGTCTTTCCAACTTTTAGAAGAGTTCTGGGCCATAATTTGATCCCAGTCTATGTCAGCGGTTGCCTTTTTGGCCTCCACTTGCATCCGTGCGTTATGCTTGGCCTCAGAAATTTCCTGGCGCTTTTCAAAGTATCGAACGCCAGTCTCAAATACCTTGGAGACTATCGGGCCTCCGATCATTTTGCCAAACAGAGCAATCATTGGTCTTACGCAATCTTTGTGGGAAGGATACGCTCCATAGCGCCCCGGCCACGAGCCATAACGGTTTTAGGAGCAGGGCCAGCCTTTGTGTTCAAAGGAGGGCTATACGGGACTTCCCCTTGACGCTCAACCTTCATGGTGTTGTCAACACCCTTCGGACTTTTGGGCATTGTGCCCTTCAAACCAGTGTCTACCATCTTCAACTCCTGTACTAACGCCGACCAATTTTGCCGACTAGATTTGCAGCAATCCGCTCTCTTGCGATTGAGCTTCGCTCAGTTATAGCCCTGTTTTGAGCCTCAACACGGGCAATGTCCACTATATTTTGAGCGGCAGCTTTAGAACTTTCAAGGGAGGATTTTTGCTTAAATTTCTCTCCTTCAAGCTGCAACTTGCGAGCGGCCAAAGCGACCTCCTGCTCTCGAATTGCAACTAAGGGGTCTTTCTGATTTTCCGGCTCTTGAGACTGAGCAAAGCCCTCTGTCATTGTCGCTACGACCTCAGCGATACGATCCTCAATTTCGCTAGCAAGAGCAGCTTGTTGCTCAGGAGCGATAACACCCCCCTGAGATTGCATAAGCTGAACCACTTGCTCCATCATGGTGCTGGTCACGACCTCACGAGCCTTTAGACCAAGGTGTTGCATGATGTGTGCATTGACGTTGGCAACAATGGTCGGATTAGTCTGAACTACCGGGAGGACCATAAGGGCCATGTGAGCCTTGATGTGAGCATCGTGATTTTGACCCTCGAACGCCTGACCAATTAGACCCCTTGTGAAGTCGTTGTTTTCAATAGCAGGATCTTTTGGTTGCGGTTGTGGAGGCGGCGGAAGAAGCTGCTCAATGTTTCTTACATTCAAAGCCTCGTACATTCGACGATAAGCCTCGTAGATACCCTTCTCGCCGTGAACTTGCGGGTTAGCTTGAACCAATTGCAGTTGGTTCTGGGCTAGCGCAACCCGCTGAGACATACTGAAAATATTAGGATCAGAAACCGGAATGATATCAACACGGCCATCAAAGTCCGCAGATTTAATCAAGCGATTTACGTTGCCTAAGCTGTAAGGGTACTCCGGAGGGAGGTATCGACCTAGAATGTCTGCAAGAAGAATAAACTCTTGCTTTTGAGCATAATGGCAACGCTTGTGAATAGAAGACATCACGCGAGAGCCGCGCTCAATCAAAGCCACCGTGGTTCCCACCGGGGTCTCGTTGTTCATGTCGCTAAGGTTTTGGTCCGCGAGGGACACAAACCTACGTCCGTCTTGAACCAGCAAGGAAAGAAGTTGCAACAAGGTCGGGCTTGGCTCCTTAAACGGGAGCGGCATAATTGCATCCCGAAGACCAGACGGCGCGTCAATATCCCTAAACTCTCCCGGCCTGATTGGGTTCTCTTCTTCCGCGAGTTGCACTCCGCGTTGCTTAAACCCTCCGGGCAAATTAGCTAGCGTCCCGGCATCTATTAGCTGGCGAAGAATGCTAGTTGAGGCACGGGCTAACCCACCGATCATGTGGGGCAAACCAAATCCGTAGAAGCCAAGTCCGGGCAAGAACTTGTAGTGAACAAAGTATTCTATCTTAGTAAACGGATCTTCTGGGTAGTAATTCCGGCGAATACTAAGAATTTTCCCCGATCCGTCATCTATCGTAACGATATACGGCAGGGCAATCCCGGTCTCCTCACCCTCGTTGTCGCGGTGAGGAAAGTCAGGAAGATCAATAAATGCGTGAAGCTCATAGACCGTAAGGTTTTCGTCGCTATAACTTGGGTGGACGCCCTCAAGCTCATCTTCTTGTTCGCGGATCGAGCTTCCATAAATGACGTTGTCGGAGGCAAGAACCTCAACGTCACGATAGAACCCTATAAATTGCAGCTTCTTTAATTCGTTCAGCGGCATACTAATGCGCTGAGCAATCCTCTGTGCCGTCTGAATGTCCGTAGTTCCATAGGGAACAATAATGTCTTCAGCGGGGCAGAACTTGCTGACCGGGCGGTCCAGAGCGCGGTCATAGTAGACCTTCTTAAATGCAGAGCCGCTCAACGGAAGATAGAAAAGCATCATATCCGTTTCTGGATCGTACTCTTTCATCTCTACCGTAACTTGATAGTTCATAAACTCAGCGACACGGTCTGCCTGAGCCTCTACTTCCGGAGTAGTCGTCCCAAGAATCTGAGTACGGACAGGGCCACCCGAAGGCAGAAGCTCCTTGTAGGCTTGAGCCTGAAACTGAGTGACGCTCTCAGCCAACAAGGGGTGCGTTACGCTGCTCGCGCCCTCAAAGGGAAAGTCTCGAAAGTCTTCGTATTTAATACCAAGAGACTCCAAACCCCTTTTGTAGGTCTCTTCCCAATCTGACCTACTGTCCAAGTCTCCGCGCACATCACCAATAAGTTTATTGGAAAGAGCACCTAAAGAAGTTTCATCTATAAATTCAGCAAGATTGGCGTCGAAGGGAACGTCTTCTTCTTTGGGCTCTTCCTCGACAAAGAAGGAAATGCTGCCGTCTTCGTTCTCTTCCGAAATCATATCCTCCGGAAGAACCTCTTCTTGGACTTCAGCAGCCATCCCTACAGGGTTCTCTGGGGTCTCTTCGTTTTCAATAATAGCCATCAGTAATAACTTCTCGCTTCACGCCAAGGCGCATCCCCAATTTCATAGTCGCTTTCAGGCCGTATGAATCCACCTTGGCGAAACCTCAAGATAGCCTGAGTTGTACTGTCAACCAAGTCATCACTTTCGCCACCCGGAAAAGCAGCACATTCTTCTATTAACTCCTCTGCAAACCGGGCTTCCGGGGCCCAAACAAGCCCGCTCTCAAACACGGCTGCGGCAGCGTGGGCGCGGGTCATCTTATCATTTCCTCTGCTGGGAGTGAAATTAGCAACAGGAAGGCCAATCTTACGAAGCTCGTGCGTTAAGGGGGTTCCCGAAGCCTTGGCTTCGATAAGGATCATGTCTGGCTCCCAATGCTTAAAATCGTCATAAGCTCGCTTCTTTAACTCAGGGAAATCTAGCCGATCTTTCCACGAATCAAGAAGTATGATGCCCTGCCCTTCATCGGGGTGATTAAATATCCCCCACGTTGTACACGCGCTGTAATCGGCCTTGGCTTTCTTGGAGAATGCAGTGTCGTAACTTTGAAGAATATAGTCACACTCAGGTGGCTTTTCTCTTTCCCATATACGCCAATAATCTCTCTTTAGGATTGCACTTTCCTCTGCTGAAGGATTTTGCATCCACTGTGCCGACCAAGCAGCCGCAGTAAGCGAAGCCTTTACCTTCTCAAGCTCGTCTATCTCCCAGTATTCAGGCCAAAGAGGATTGTTAGTCTCTGGAAAAATTGCAGGGAACTCAACGACATCCCACTGATCTGCCTTGTCGTTTCGCTGATCTTTCAAAAGCCTTGAAGTAAGATCCCTACTACCCCAGCGTGTCATGACGACAACAATTGAGCCCCCAGGTTGTAAACGCTGACGCGGGCCGCTGATGTACCATTCATAAGCCGCATCCAAAGCGGTGCTACTCATGGCGTGTTGCTCAGAGTGGGGGTCGTCAATAATCAAAAGGTCAGCGCCACGCCCGGAGATTGCACCACCGATACCCGCAGCGTAATACTCACCGCCCTTGTCGGTATCCCAGCGGCCCGAAGCCTTACTATCGCTCCGCATCAAGACTTCTGGGAAGATAGAATTATACTCCCTGGTGTCCACAAGGTTACGGACCTTGCGACCAAACCTCACGGAGAGGTCCGCCGTATGCGTTGTCTGGATAATCTTTAACTTTGGATTCCGGCCAATCATAAATGACGGGAATAAGTAGCTAGCAAACTCTGACTTAGTGTGCCGGGGAGGCATATTGACAATAAGACGCTTTAGGGTGCCGTCAGCAATTTGCTGTAGTTTCTCTGCATATATCTGATGATGCTTGCCCATTATAAAATCCGGCCAAACATTCTTCACGAACGAGAGAAAGTTTTCTCGGCACTCGTCCTTACGCTCGATGCCCATAAGGGCTTCTTTAAGTCGGACGTATTCCGTCAGCTTGTCTGTCGATAAGCCAGACAGAGCGTGAGTGTCTGCCATTACACGGTAAATCGACTTGTCGGGATATTTACTCGTCTAAACGCCGGAACATTGCCGGGAACGGGAAGCCCAAGGTTTGCGTAGGCTTGATAAACCAAGGGTGCTAGGGCTTGGGCGGTAGGAGTGGCGCTAGCATCGGGAACATCCGGAACATTATTAGGGTCGTTTGGGTCGCCAGCATCAGGCTCATCAACGGCAAGCACTCTTTCTGGCAAGGAAACATTTGCCATGTCCATGCCTGTATTGCCTTGGTTGAGACTGCCAAGCCCAGTGTTGTAATTGAGACTCACTTGGCTAGGCTGACCCGCTTTGTAACCTGCGTAACCCAGACCAAGGGCGGGATTAACAAGGCCTAAACCAAGCCCAACAGCATCCTGAAGACCAAAGCCGTACCCCTGGCTCACCTCACCGGTATATGGGTTTTGCGTTACAGTCCTTGCTCCTGGGATAAATCTTCCAGCCCCCTTTTCCTCAAACGCTTGAGCGGCCTTAATAGCAGCTATGGCCTCTGCCGTTGGCTTGTTGTAAATAGTTCCAAACGGCGTTATTGACATTCCCGTTGAAGGGGTAGCCCCAGCCCCTTGATAAGTAGACCCAGTCACACCTCCTGAAAGAGTGTCAGAGTCATCTTGCAGAGCGTTAAGCGCCAGATTTGAAAAATCAACATCAGGACGACTGGGCGTAAGGCCCCCTTGAGTGGCCTCGTCATCGTACTCTACCGTCTGAGGTGTGGACCTGTTCGCCAAAGACATCGCCGCCTGAATTGCGGCGGAGGACATTCCTTGAGTAGCCGGGGGCCCTCCTCTTTGTGAATCTACAAATGCGGAGATTGCATCAATGTCGAAAGGCGCGGCATCTTGTCCGGGCGCAGCGGCACCTTGTCCGGGCCCAGTATAACTGGCGTTGCCGCCGTCAAAACTGACGCCAGGAGGGGCTCCGCCACCAGCATCTATGCTCGGGTCATAACTACCGGCATCGGCATCTTGTCCGGGCGCA